CGTGTACCTGGTACTTCTTTTGTACGTCAATTATTTCGCCCCACGCAAACGAGTAACCGCATTGAATGAGTCTCGATGCACCTTCGCCGTTCCACGATCTGACTACCCAATAAAATCCACGACGCTGAACGTCACAAGTTAAGAATCGCATACGGACAAAGTCGGGAGCCGTACGCATCTCGTCGTTGAGCATTGAACCAGGAACAGGTCGACCACGCACAAAGCCACCTTCTTCGCTCCATTCTTCTTCGAGCTTATAATTACCGACCGATGCGGACAAGTTAATCTCATCGGGTTCCTCTTTGTAGGTTTGGGCTAATCTCTTTTGAATAAATTGCTGGCGGCGCGTATTGTCAGCGTTGGTCGTGAAGGCCTGCTTTGCTTCAATGCACTCTACGGCTAAATCGCCCCAAGTTAAGCCCCACTGCATCGCCAAAGCATTATACGAATAGCCACGACGAGACTTAGGAGCGTTCGGGTTTGTCAATACATAGCGACCAGTTGCGTTAAGTTCCTGCCGTACTTTGTTCGAGTCCGCAAAGTGCGTATCGCATCCGCAACATTTGTACGTGGTCTTGCGACGCACCAAATCTAAGTCCCATCCGTTATCGACCGTACGAGCTTCTTTTGGGAAAACGATTTGCTCCCACTTGTAAGGCTGGACGGTTTTGCAGTCAGGACATTCAAACGACCACACCGATCTGGTTGTAGTTTCCCAATACGATGACCATTCGTCTTTCTCGACTCCGCCTTGCGAGCATAGCACCGTTTTACTTTTCCATTTATACGCAGTGATGCGTCGGAAGGCTTCAAACAATGAACCGCTAGGCCATTGCCAGATTTCATCGCCGAGAAGAAAACGAATCGAGCGACCTTGTAAGTTGCGTTGATTATTTGCACCAAGTACCCAGCAGGTATTATCACGGAATTGAATTGCACCAGACTTCGGGATTCCTTCGTCACCGATGTACGACTGTAATGCCGGCACTGCTGACCATAAAATTCGCAAACGAGTGTCGAGGTAGTCTTTTGCGTTTCGGTCGATGTCCTGGAGAATTAAAGTCGGGCCGGGAAATAGAATCGGGATAACGCACGACGCACCTTCGATAACCCACGACTTGCCAGACTGAACATTTCCTAGAATCGCAATCTCCTCAATCTCAGGGTCAATCAACGCGCGTAAAGGTTCCGCAAGCCACGGCGAGTTACTAATCCGAAAAGCACCTGACTGCGGAGAGTACGGAATTTTTTTTATGTTATGCTCTAGGAAATCTACAGGGTCGCGGTGCGGATCAGGAGCCAGCACTGAGCGGAGAGCGTTCTCGAAATCGTCGAGCTTCATGTTGCCTCTTCGTCTGTTTCATCGTCGCTGCCATCGCTAATTTCCTCCCAGCCGTCGACTAGGTTGTTATCACCGACGCTTCTAGTAATTGCTCCCAGTTCATCGGTTCCTCCGATTTCAGCGATAGAGTTAACGGAAGATTGAGTCCACTTGCCGAGTAGTTTCTGGATTCGCTCGTCGATAACTTTGAGAGCTGTGCCGGGTGAGTCGGGATTGGCAAGAGGGGCAAGTTCGTTGCCGAGGCTAACCAGGTCAGATTTAATTTCGGAAAGGATTTTGGAGAATCGTTCAATGGCATATTGGGTGCGGATAATTTCTTTAGCGTCAAGTTTGCGAGCAAGGGCTTCGCGTTCGACCGTCACAAGGGTCTTTAAGATGTTTTGATAGGTAACGTAAAGTTTAGGGCTTTGCGGATCACCAGAGTCACGAGCCGACATGTACTGGAGTCTCGCAGCTTCTTTCAGTTCTCGGTGTTTGTTAACCGTCTCGTCGAAATCGGTATCGGCATGAATCTGCGAAGGGTCTACGCGGATTGGCGCGCGTACTTCAACACCGCCACGCTTGCCACGGAGCAATCGAGCGTCCCTCCACCTTGTAGCGTTCTCAAGATTGTCCACTGGCATCCCTAGCCGAATTAGGGTTGCCGCTCGCTTGGGGGTGAAGCCGAAGTGTTCCGCTATTTCTTTATTCGATAAAGCCATAGTCCTTAAGGTTTTCGGGGTTTTGGCGAGTATTCCTTCAGCCCTTGGGGTTTTTGAGTCTTTTTGTCACTTTTTAACGAAGGTCGCACCGCTTGCGAAGGGTTTGAAACAGCCGTAAGAGATCCCTTACCGGGGGGCTTGGGCTTTAAATAAATTTTTCCCACAGATTTTTTTTCTGTATCCACTTTGTTAATACTCCGCACGATAGCAGCGACTTTAATCGAGTTCACTTCGTCCTCTGGTCGCATAAACTTACTTGGCTCCAGTCCTAATCGTCTAAGTAAAGTTCTGCATCGCAAACTAATCGCAGACTTAGTCAGGCCGTGTACCTTAGCGATGTCCGTCATGCGAGCGGGGTTGCCCTCACCGATTACAATGCGGATGATGTCAGCGTGTAGTCGCATGGCTGGATCAGTGGAGCCATCAAGCACATCGAGTAGGAAGTGCAGAGTAGCTCGAAGCCTAACCAGTGCCAGGGATTGTAGCACCGCAGGATTGTCAGGTGTGTTCGCCATCGTCTGCTCTTCGTTGGCCTGCACGTCATCTATCACGGTGTCCTTACTATGCGTGGATACTAAACGACTCAGCCAGTTACCACGCTCGTTACTATCGGCCTGTAGAAAGTTAATCGGTGTATCATCCGCAATCGTGCGCGAGGTAGACGGATCAGGATTATCTAACTGCTTAAGTTCAAAGCACCCAGACGCGATTAGTTTCTTACGCTCCTCAGGTGTCAATCGTCTCCACCATCTGCGGTACTCTTCCGAGATTTGCTTACGAGATTTGTGTGTTGAGTCAGTCACTGTGGATAAGGCAGTGAATAACTACAACGACTATTTAATTTTGCAAATTGGGGTCAGCGTCCCAGTTGGCTTTATCGTCGTTAAGTATTTTGTTCAGTGCCTTCTGTCGCTTGTCGTGGAATGGTCGAGTCGGCTTGGGCATTGGTCGTCGTACTTTGATTTTCTTCTTTTTGCTCATGAGTAAGATTTAACCATAATCTGCGTTCAAAGTTAAATTTAATAATCTTCCGTCTGACCAAACGATTAAACAAAGACTTAACATTCCTCCGCTTCTTAGTCACAGGGTTGTAGTAATCAATCGTCAGTAAGCGCTGCTTAAGTTCACCGGGAGAAAGTTCAGTAGGCCATTCGCTACGGATCATCTCGACCAGTAAAAGATTCTTACTATCTTTCTTTTCCTTAGCCCTGTTTGTTGCTCTCTGCCTGATAGACTCCATCAGCTCAGGATTCTTCTTCCAAGCCTTACGGCGGTTGTTAGCCAGTCGAAACCTTTGACGTACTTTTTTAGGTAATGGCATACGGCGGTTATTTATTTGTTACCCCTACAGGTTGCCTCGTTGTCTTTCTGCCTCTCATCCGTACTGAGTCCGAGCGACCCGAAGGGAGCGAAGAGGACGAAGTAGGATGCTTTATCCTTTAGAGATTCCTTATCTCTTAGGATAAGACGGATGTATGACGGAAATTTAGGGGTCAATTTAGGGGGTGTTTCGGGTAGGTACAAAAGGGGGTCTTAGGGCTTAGGGTAGGTCAGACTACCTATCCGAAGTTCGGACGGCTTGGTGACCCCTTAGCGGTTCGGGAATCGCTATCTGGCGAGGCGGTGTAAGGTATAGGAGTCGTTGGGTCTTTGGCATACTCCCAGTGGATGGTGTTCGGCTGACGGCTATGGCGGATGGTAATCTCGCCTGTGAAAGTACCGTTCTCATCGCTTAGGTAGGCTCGACCTCTGCGTTTGGTTAAACCGAATTTGTAGATAGGCTCTTCACCTGGTACTCTGGCTAGGACGGCAACCTCACGGAAGTAGTTTGTAAATTCTGACGATCCAAGTCCTGAGTAGGCTAGGTCGGCGATGGTTTGTCCTTCCTTGTCTTTGGCAGACTTGGGTTTCCCAGTGTGGTGCATCGCTACGAGGATGGCTCCAGTCTCTAAGAGGATTGGCGAAATGCCGTGACGTAGAAATTGACTGGCTTGTTCTTGTTCGCTGATGTCAATGCCGGCAAAGGAAAGCAAAGGGTCAACGAAAACAATGTCCGCTTGATGTTGGACGATTAGTTCTCGCAGCATACGAATGAACGCATCGCCAGAAGACACCGTGTCGCGGTAAATGAATAAGTTTTCTTTAAGTCGTTCCTTTTCGCTTATGGTTAATCGTGCGCCGTTAATAGAATCTATAAAACTCTCCGCCACGTCCCCTTTGTCATTCTCAGCTTGTAGGATTAAAGTCCGTAAAGGTTTTTTCGTAGTGATGCCAAAGAAGTTGCGACCGATTGCCCACGAGATTGCACCTTGCATCATGAGCGACGACTTGCCTGTTCCTGACTGCCCGACCATCAGCAGTGATCCACCACGGCAGAGCCAGCGTCGACCTAGTACTGCGTTCGGGTCATTGTTGCGGTCAAACTCTTCTAGCGATTGCAAGTCCATGAGCTGAGGGCCGTCCTTCTTTACCTTGTCAAATTGTTTAAGACTTCCCTCGAAGTAGGCGAGTAACTGCTCTGGGTCTGCAAATTGGTCGCTGGAGTGTTTTTGAAGTTGGTCGGCTACGATTTGAAGTTTTCGAAGTTTGGCGGTTTTTTTGATGGAGTCTATCCATGCCTGGTTAATAAAGGATTCACCGACTTGCGTATAAAGTTGCGAAATGAAGTAGGCATCGACTGGTGATCGCGCGCGCGTCAATTCACTGACCACCGTGGTCATGTCGACTTTGTACTCCTTTTCTTTCAGCGATAATAAAACAGAGGCTATGTCTTGATGCTTGGGGTCAAAGAAGTCCAATACCTTTAATTCCTCTGGCAGATGTTGCTCATCGCGTATTAAGCAGCCGAGCAGGTATCCTTCCATCTCCACGGCATTAGGTGGAATGTTGTTTGGTGTTGTTGGGTTCATTTGTTGTTGGGGTTTGTTTGTTTGTCGTTTGTCTGTCAGTTTAACAAGTTTATTTTATTTTGGTCGTTTCCAATATATAGAATTCGAGTACCGCAACGGCCTCCAGTTAGCGAAGTCAGGCAAGTAGTGGAGCTTTGTTTTAATAAGGCCGGTACACTCGTACTGAATCTTCTCAATGCGTGATTTTAAGCCGTGCTTCTTAGCGTACGCATCTACGGCATCTTTGCTGACTTGGAAGTGATTTGCGATTTCCTGACGCGTTAACCATTTAGCAGGCAATTTTGTTTTCTTATCGTCGATGCCTTCGAGTGCCTGGTGCAAACGATTGGCGAGTTTGTTAATGTCGCGGTTCATTTACTTAAAATTAAATATACACCAGTGCAGATTATTATTTCAAATACCGTAGCAATACTAACGCATACTAATTCAAATTTATCATCAAATTGCTTGTATTTATGAATTGCTTTACTCCACGCGTCAATGTGGTGAACAGCAACTAAAATTAATCCTAATAAAAAGAATGGGCTGAAAATTAAAATCATACCTAATTCTATTTTACTCATTTTGTTTTAGGACTCCATATATTTAGATCAGATTGCCATACCCAATTATTTCCAACCTTGTGAGCAAGCCATACTTTCCAATCGTTGCCGTCGATGTAGCCGTAAGCAAAACCGTTGCCCCATCGGGACGTGGCGAGACGATGCGAAGCGTAGGACATAGCGTCCTTGATACAAAGGCAACCAGCCGAGTACGCAGCGCCTCCTCCGTGCTTCTGTAAATTGACCTGTTCTAATCGGTGAATGTGTCCGCAGATAAAACCACCGCCGAAGTCAGCGTAGTGAACCCCTTGCTGAACGACTGCGTTAGTGCCGTGTGCATATCCGTGAGCAAAGGCAACAGGCCCTAAGCGATAGATTCCTTTCTCAGCGTGATAAGGCAGAATTGTTTTAGCACCGGCTTTTATCGCAGCTGAATTGATAGCGGTCTTTACATCCTCGCAATAATCGCGGACAAGTGCCGAGCCAGAATTGCTGATGAGATGGTCTAAGCGTGCTTCGTGATTGCCCCACAGGTACACTGTTGGCTTGAACATATTTAGGAAATCGATGCCACCTTGTATGTCTTGTTTAAGGCTCTCAGCAGATTCAGCATCGTTACCAACTCCACGACGCAGTGATCGGAAGTCAAAACAGTCTCCCAAGTGAACGCGCACAGTGGGCTTGTAGTCTTTAATAAATTGCTGGACGGCAAGGAAAGATTCCTCATCGACCATGTCGCCGTGATTATCGCCTACGGCTACGAAGCGTGTTGGGTTTGTTTTCATGATAGGTAGAAAGTTTGTGCTTCAAGTTTGTCCGCTTCCATTTCCTCCAGCGTGAACGGAGTCATCAAACAAGGTGACGATGAGCGGTTGCATCGCTTGGCGGTGGTACGCTTAGGAAAGGTGATTTTGAGGTGATCTGCAATGACGCGTAAATTCTCCTCAGTCCACTCCATCATTTTCGCAGTGTCATTAAATGATATACCCAGTCTCGCAGCTTCTACGACCTGAGCCATGCAAGCCTCGGTGTAGCCTTTGGAAGTCTCGATAGATTTATTCGGCTCTCGCACAGGGCAGGCTAAAAGGAATTTCGCACGCTCAGGGGAAATCTTCAGCAGTTTAATTCTCACTGCCTTTTCCTCAGCAGTAAGTTTAAGCGGTGACATATTATAGCAGACCATAACGGCATCACAGTAAGAGTTCGCGCGCAAAGTCTCGACCTGTTTTGACTATCGCTTTCTCGGAGTTCGGAGCAAAGTAAAATTCGTAGTCACAGGCCATCGCTCGACGCATCTCCGCAATGGATAAGGCCTCTTCTTCGTTTGATGCAAAGTTGCCAAGCGTCTCAATGTAGACGGTGATAATCCGCCAGTCGGTCATCATCTCGCGTACTTTGTTTATTTCGTTTAGGTAACGCCAATCGGTCACAACCACATCCATGTTTTTAACAGGTGCGATGCGTTCGATTAACTGGTCTATAAAAACATCCTTGTTGATGGATCGTGCGAAGCGACCGCCAGCCACTAGAAATTCCCGGTACTTCGATTTGAATGTTTCATTAAAGAATGACATTGTCATTGAATCGTCCTGAAGACCAAGTCCTGCCATGTAATCGTCGCTAATCTCCTTAAGGCCGTAAGCAACCGATGTGGTCATGACATTGTAGGCTTGTTCCTCAATGCCACGTGCAAAAGTGTCCTTGCCTGCTCTAGCGTAGCCAGACAATAGAATTATCGTTGGCTGGTGAGCGTTTGCTGCGGAAGCCATTTTAGAAAGGGTTGCTTTCTGAAGGCTTGGAGTAGTCAGGGACGGTAGGCTCTGGTGCTTCGCCGTTAAGTGTTGGCTGACCATTAGAATTTCCGAGGATGCTTTTGATTGATTTGAATTTGTATTTGAATTGAGGGCGACCATTCCATTCGCCGTTCGGGGTGACTTCCAAGTCTACTTCTGCGACACAGTTGGCGGCGGAATCTACTAGCTCGATGAATTGGCTAATGTGCATCTGCTCTGGTGCCTGAACGTATTTGTTCGTGAATTTACCGACAAGCATAGCGACTGACTTTGTGCCGAATTGCGTGGAGTAGTTTTTATTAAAGCAGAGTCCTTCGGCGGTCATAAAAAAGATTGAAACGGATGGAAAACCACCAGTGTTCAATTTATACTTCTCTGGCTTTGGCTTGCAGAGTCGTAAGACATAAACACCAGAGGTGTCGATGGTCGTAAGTGGTGGGCGATCAGGGGATGGTTGGCTCATAGTATGTTTGTTATTGGGTGAGTAAATTATGCAAAAGTGATAGGAGTACTGCTTCCAATCTGTTTAGGTTGTAAATCTAAGACTTGTACTTCGGTCGTGTAGCCGGGCCACTCTTTAGTCTCTACGCAGTGCTTGTAGAGTTTCAGCGCAGTCTCGTAATCAAACGATCCGCGTGTCATCAGTTCAGGCCCTAGCGTGAATACCGCAGAAGCGTACGGAGGGGTCTTTTCGCAAGCGATAAAGCGGAAACCTTTTAAGCGGTCTTTAATGACCATGTTGTAAATGTGTAAATATACGTAAGCCTGTAAGAAGTATTTATAACTTAATACTGAACCCATGAACGAGCGAGCGTCCGCAGCTTCACAGGTCTTGATGTCATACAGGTACCCATCGGAGCCTACGGCATCGATACTGCATTTGAGCGGTACTCCAGCGTCTTCGCTTGTGAGCATTAACTCAGTAGCGATAAAATCTACTCCTAACTTTTCTTTGGTAACACCTACGGAGTCGGCGATGTTCATGACCAACTCATGCTCGTCTAAATCGACTACTTGTTGACCAGGCTTGAGTGATGCTTGGAATGCAGCGAATAATTCTTTTCCCTCACGTGTTCGCTTATCGCACTCTGGTGCTGGTTTATAATTTTGCCACAGATCAGATTGAAGAATCGCCAAGTGAACCATTGTTCCGACTCGCAGTGCTTTAGTTTCTACGCGTTCAGCGTTTAAGTAAGCCTGATAGTGTGCCGGTGATTTCAGGAGTTCTTTCATCCCTGAATAATTCAGTGCGGTGATAGCGTCGTAATCTTGTCTGGTCATGTTGCTCATTTTATTTGTTTGTTATTGGGTTGGGTAAAAAGGATGGATGCTTTAGCTCAACAGGGTCTACCCAACAACGAATTTTCCCTCGCTCGCCTTTCGGTACGAGTTCTTGCGTGGCATCCAAAAGTTAAAAGTGTTTTCCATTTATTCGACTGTGACGCTATTAAGGTTAACCGTTTTAAAATGGTCAAGGAATTTAACCCAAGCGACCACGTGACATCCTTTAAGTTCATCAAGGTTCACATTCTTTCTAAACTTCCACATCTCTTCGTAGTACGAGTCTAAATCCCAGACGGCAAATTCAGCGTTCTGCACCTGTCCATTTTTAACAATCCACAAGGCATAGCACTTCTTAGGCATTTTGGCTGCCTGGTTAATTAGGGCTGACGGCGGTTGAGGTTGAGCCATCGGTCTACAGCTCGTGATCGTCGTACGGCTCCTCGACGATGTGACTAATCATGCGCGCCTTATCCAGTGCGTCCTGAGCGTGGGCCTCCAAGCGTTCTAGGGTATTGCGAGCAACGCGTAGGGCTAAGACGATGCTATGGATGCGGTCGTGCAATGGCTTTACGTCGTAGATTTCTTCGACCTCGGAAGAGTCTAAGCGGTTAGCCTCGATGATGGCTCCAAGGATAAGACTCTCAAGGTTTAAGGAGTCGTTCTTGTTTGATGGCGAGTTGTGGTACAGTTCGCAGTCCGTTAAACTGTCACGCACCTCTCGGAGTAGGCGGTCAATGTTATCGGTGTTTAGGTTGCTCATGGCGGTTCGGGTAAAGTTCGTTTCTGATTAGGTTCTGGTTAATCTCGTGTTCGAGGTGAGCGACCCGGCTTTGCAGTGAGGCGACTTTGCCATGTAGCTCGACCCATTTGTCGGTATAGACCCACATCTGACTCCGTTTAGGTCTTAGCGCTGCTTGTTCGGCTTTTCGGGTTCGTGCCATTAGATGTCTGACTCAATTATTTTCTTTTTATTGCGAACGTAGATTTTATACTCGGAGCGTTCAAGAGTTGGTAAAATGTTCTTTTTCCATTTGGCTAATGAATGGCTAAAGTCTGCTTTAGTTTCCTCTTTGATTTCTGCGTGTGGTTCCTGATCCAGCCAAAGCACCAGTACATATTCTTCGGTACAGTTGTAGAGCATTCTTAATGCGGCTTTAGGAATTGAGTCCATTGGGTAATGGTGGGATTGGAAGCCAGTGAGTAATAGTTTTAGGTACATCGTATCCGCTATCTAAAACAAGCGTACTCATAAATCCTAAATGATATAATACGAAAATCTTTGTATCGTAAGGAGCAGTAGCGATTGGTTGCCAGCGATACTTTTCTAATTCTTCCATAGCTCGTTCCCATTGTGCGTGAGAGTGATTGGCTTCAATACGCCAATAGTTAGCTTCGTTCTTTAGAATCTGTTCGTGTGTTACATTACTCATTTTCCATTAACTTTAATTGTTCGTTAAATTTATAATGTCTATACGCAATGCCGTATGCTTCTAAAAACATATCTTTATCGACCCATATTTTTTGACATACATGATCAGGCCATAAAGCTTCTTTATCATTAGGGCCTCGTAAGCCTTCCATGATGCGATTGCCTTCAATTAAATAACTATGGCTCTGGCACCATAAACTTGCGTCACCGAGTACTTCCCATTGTTTATTTTTATAGATACTTTTTTTTGCATCAAAGCAGAATTTTTTATTACTTGGAATAGACTTATACGCAGTCAACGATTGGCTCATAAAATTATACATTTAAATCGTCTTTCTTACGAGGATTAAGTTCGCGCCATTCCCAGAGTGCTTTCTTCATTTCCGTAGTGGTGCCTTGTAAGAGCAAGAAGGCTAGGCGATCACCGGCAATCTCAAGTGCTTTAATTCGGGCTTCGGCAGTCAGGAGTTTATTGTGGTTGTTGATTCCAGCCACAAGTTCGTCTAAAGTTACCATCGGTACTTCTTTCATATTTTCTTTATCGGACATTGTTTGTACCAGGGATTGAAGATTGCTTATAGGTTAATGGTGCGACCGCAGCTGAAGGCATCGGAGTATTGCTTGCACGATTGCCATCATCGTCGAGGTCAACAGAGATACCGCACGCAGTCTGAATGCTTTGTCTGCGAATGTATGTTAAAGCACCACCTACTTGTTGTGCCGTTAAGTTCTCTGCCTTCACCATCAATTTGCCGAACGGAAACGATGTGCCTGACGTGTGCAGGAAAGAAGTTTCGATGCCGACCTTGCCTTCGTCACTAACGAGGGTTTGGATCAGCGCAAGGTTGTGCTTATGAAGGACAGGCTTGCAGGCTTCTAGCAACGCGTCGAGCGATACATAGCGTGCTTTAAACGCAGGATTGATTTTGTTTGCCTTAACATTCTCAAATTCCGCTAATGCGTTAATGAGGTCGGCAGTGGGTGTTGTTGGTTCTTTAGGCATAGGTTTATTGTGGTGGAAATTATTTAATCAGCTTCTGAATCTCTTCAGCAGAGTATTGTCCAATTTCTCCTTTGATGCGGAGGTTGTAATAAGTTTTTCCGTTCTTGATCGTGGGCTTTAATAGCCGGGCAACTTCACCATCCATAAGCACGATATATTGTGATTCAGGAATCTGTTTTACAAAGTCCATTCCGTTTTTAGATTTAGTCATGAGAGTTTATTTTTAATAGCGTAATGTAATAGCAAATATGCGTCAGCGGTAGCAAGTGTAATTCGTGGTTGGTCTTTAAATAGTCTGATCGCTTCGTCCTTCAACGCGTTCTTGTGTTGCGTGGTTGTCTTCGTGCCTTTCGTGCCGATATCGAGGAACGACTGCCAGGTTTGCGGAGTGATGTGGTGCGTTTTGTAGTCCGAGAATTTCCCCACAATCCAGCCATAGGAATAACCAAGTTTGAATGCAGAAGATGAAGGAATAAACTTTCCGACGTAGGTTGGTACTTTCTCAACAACAACAACTGTTTTTTTGTTAAGGGTAATTCGTTCAAGTTCATTATTTTTACCGCTGATAATAACAGACCCTCCTTTATATACCCAGCCACCGTTTGCTCCTGGGTCGATTGCAAGGTAGTAAGTTTCGAGGTCTTGGTACACTTAGCCATAGTCGTGTCTGTTAAAGGTTTTGCAAATTGGTTTATTTGCGGGTCAAGTTACCGACGCGTTCAGCGTAATCCGATTTAGCGCAACGATAGTCGAACCCGATACGGCTCGCAGCTGTAAAACCCATGTTCCAACACAGGGCTAATTGTTCGGGGCTAGGGTCAGTGATACCCTTAGACGCTAGACGGCCTCTCAGTGAACGCAAAAGGGCAAGGGCAACGGTGTCCTGGTTGGTTGCATACTTCCAATCATCGTAAGAGATTGCCTTCTTTCCTTCGCGTAAGAGTTGAGTGCAACCATCAATCCACGCTGATCGGTGGAGTTGGTAAGCCCCGCGTGCCTTGCCGTTGTCACCGATGGCGTTGTAATCTTCGCCTGTCTCGACCTGAGCAATGGCGGAAGCGATAGCCACATCGTCAAAGGCGTGGGCGTAGTTAGCAATGAGCGTGAATGCGATGAGTGACATAAGTTTCATAGTCGTAAGATTAAGAGATTTGTCCGCGTGGAATGATTCGCTTACAAGTAATCGCAAAGCCGTCCGGGTATTTATACTCGTAACTTAACGCGATACGACCACCAAAGTCTGAAACCATAAAGAAACTGTCGGTGATGCCGTCCCTGGCTAATTCTTTCTTAGCAGTCTCGAGGTGCTTCTCCGCTAATTTCTTAGCATTCTTAAAGTGAATGATGTCTCCACGCAAGATAGCGTCGTTAAGATAACCCAGTTCGTAGATGAGCCAAGTGATGGTTTTGTGATCGGTGAATTTCATACGTGCTGAATTTTCGTGGTGTTGGTTGATGTTGTACATAGGGAAGGCGGATAGTCATAACCTTTGACCAGACATTGTCCAGCCCAAATGCAAAACTTTTGACTAACCCCAAAACAGGCTAACCAAAGTAGCCTTAGACTACCCTACTGCAAACCCCAATAGACCTATCCCAGATGCCCTAGGAAGCCTTTTGATACCCCGAGCGTCCGAATACCCCAACGCCTTAAC